GCTTTTTCAAGTATTCCACGCCGCGATCAAATACGTCAGACATCTCACGATTACCCATATCTAATTCTATGAGGCAGGTATAGCAAAGGTCTAGCATATCAGCCCACTTTAACACTAGATACTCATCGTCTGTGATCTCTGGGATATGTATCCAGTTATCATTCAACTTCTTTTCTTCTAGCGCATCAAGGGCTTCTTTCAGCGCAGGTGATTCCCACTTCGCCGTAGCAGGCACGTCGCCTACCCACTGCTCAGCCGTATCGTGCATCAATGCAGCACCGATAAGATTAGCAGACGGGTCACGGTCGTGACAGAGGGCAAAGATAATTGTAAGCACGTTAGCCGTGTGTTCGCCTACAGTTTCGTAGTGATGCATACGCCTAGTGTGCCACCGCTTGACGGTGTTACCGTGACGGATAGTTTTAACCATGTGGTGAGCAATCATACAGTTCCTTGAGTTATGAGTTCAGAAGTAATTATAACCTAGATACGCGCTACGACGTTATCTTTTTTAATTAAAACGCGTAGCGAGTTTAGGTGGCGGTCTTAAGAGGCGTGCGGCGAACCTTGGCAGTACCTCTTGGATATTTGAACGCTTTTGGTTCTGAGCTGCCCACTTTAACACCGCGCATATCAGCCGCTGCTGCGCATGATTCACGAAGGCGCTGACGCTCACCCCAGAGTTCCAAGATCAAGCCTGACAAAGCACGCATGCTGTAGCGGGGGTTCAAGGCTTCAAACTGAGCCGTGTTCTCCCAACCGTAGGCTTCTAGATAGATATTCCAGTCAACTTTCAACCTACGAAGCAGACCTTTGACGCCAGAGTCAGAAGGACGGGCATAGTACATCGGAAGTGAAATGCCAGCTTCACGAGCTAGATCAACCCAGAAGTCATCATCAGCGTGCTTACGAATATACAACTCGCGTTGAAATTCAGACTGTTCACGAGCCTTTGCGCTCGCTTCAGAATCGAAAGGTTTAGTCATTCTTTGCTTTCTCTACTTTATGCTTTAAATACGTAGCAATCAACAGCGCCTCAGCGCGGTCAATATGCTTCTTAAGATGCAGCTCAGCTTGTGGGTATAGCTTGATAGCCAACGCACGAGCTTCCTCTTTGTCGCTTGTCAACTTGAAGTGCTTCTTCCATTCAGTAGGGGTAATGTAGAACGTAGGAATGTCCATGCAAGCAAGTACCGAGCGGCAAGCCCCAAAAGAGTCGCCGAGGCTGAAAACGCTAGACACACCCTGACCAGGCATTGCGTTGACGCGTTCAAGAGCGGCGACGGGTTTAGAGGTGATAGCCTTTTGCAGTATTTGCTTCATACCGTTTGCGTTGATTTCGTTCTTGACAGTGCCCGTGCCTTTTGCCATGATCGGTATATCAAACACAGCGTAGCTATCAGTACTCGTTATGAAAGCTATCGCTCCGCTGAGTCCTGGGTCTATACCGACGTAGGTTTCTAGTATGGCGTCCATAAGTCACATCCTTTGAGTTGAGTTTTGTAAGGGATCTCCTGTGCGAACTTCTCACAGAACCACCCACCTTCGTCCTTGATAGCGGCATGCTGACAAGTGCGGCAATTTTGAATAGGTGCGGCGTTGCCCCAGCATACCTCTTTAGCATCACAGAACTTGCACCGCCAATCGCCCTCTTTCTCAGCGATTCTAGGCGGCGGGGACATCATCGAGGTCAGCTGATTCAGCTTCTCTTTAATTTCTTCTACCGTGGCCTCCTCACGCTCAATACGCTCGATGTAGAACTTTTCATTGTCCTTACATACGGCGACGTACAGAGCACGAGTCAACCCCGATAGCCACATTCCGGCATGCATCTGGTAGTAGTGCTGAGGCTTGGCTTCCTTAACGCCTCGCTTCTCAAGCTCTTTGAAGCCATTCACATTGGATGACTTGATCTCGAGGATGTGAGGAGTCTTTTCCGCTCCGGGAACGCCGCGAACCGTACCGTCAGTTTTGCACACGAAGTGCCCGTCAGCCGCCGTATACGTCCACTGCTTTCCCGTTTCAGGATCCAACTCCCACACCTCAAGCCCAGCGTCTTTCAAATCTTGAACGACTCTATCTTCTTGAATGTAACCCGTCTTGAACAACCGCAATATACGCCCATCAGGAGTGTCATTATGCGCGCCTCGCCAGTCATACCAGATAGAGCGTACGCACTCTTCACCGATGCCTGAAGCGCCGATGCGGGTGAGCATGAGCTCTTTGCTTTCTTTCTGACGATATGCCTCATAGATCATTTCCTCTAGAGCGGCTTGATGTCGCGGTAGTTGAGCCATTAGCCTCTCCAAGTAATTGCTTTAACCGCCCACATGTAGGCAGTTTCGGCATTTGTGATCGAAACGCTAAACATGCGTTGAATTTCAGCATCGTGCTGCGAGTCACGCAGGGCTTTCAAATACTGGATAGTATTGTCAAAAGCTTCCTTCGCGGCGCGCACTCGCTTTGCCTCAACTTCGCTCAACTCAATCACAGGGGCAGCAGGTTTGACTTCTTCCTGCACTGCTGCCTCTAAGACCTCAAGCTGATCAGCGGTATCTTTAGCAACCGCCTTCGCTACTTGTACCTTAGTCACCATGATCAATCATCCCATGGGGCTTTTTTACCGGCTGGCTTAGAAGCTGTAGCCGGAGCAGGGGTAGAGGCAACCGCAGCGGGGGCTGTGGCGGCAGGAGCTGCTACAGACTTTGGGGCGGCGGCTGGCGTGGGTTTAGCGCCATCAGCAGCTTTGAAGCCGTTGATGCGGTTTTGAGGACCGTAGCTACCGCTTCCTGGCTCGGTAGTAACGTTCGCGCTGAAGGGCAGGTTAACCAACTCGTCGGTGTCACCTGCGTTAGCACGACCGCACGCACGAGCCCAGCCGGAAACTTGCTTACGCCCGATCTCCTCAGCCTTGGTGCTAGGGTTATGGATGTTGAAGTTCATCCAGATGAAACGCCCAGCGTTCGTAGGACCCAGAACGCGGAACTTAGCCTTGATGTAAGAGCCAGTGCCTGCGGCGGTACGCTTTTCTTCAGCTTCCTCACACATCAGCTGATACTCACCATCAGGGATAGGCTCATAATTACCGGGACCTGTGTCGGGTTCATACTCACCCGCATTGAAACCAAATCTAGCCATGTTAAATTCTCCTTAGTTTTTTACTGGTACATACTCGATAAGTTTTTCGTACACCATGGGAACGGTGTCCGGACAATTGTAGCGGTTCTTCGCTACGTACGCAGGGTTCTCAATCATGTGAAGCAACCGCTCCCCAGTAGTGATACCACGCGTAACACTGTTGTTGAAGCCCACATCAGACTTCTTGACAATGATTCGGAAGCCGGCAAAAGCCAGCACATCGACCCACTCTTGCAGAAGCGCATTGCAGCGGTTCGGCAACTTAGGTTGATAACGATCGTAAGGTTCGGAGCGAGGATCCTCATATCTAACGATACTAGAATGCGCGATCAAGACCACGTTCATGTCACGCTTCTTGCGAAGGACATCAAGTCCGCTGAGCAGCTCACGAAACGCCTCAGCGATCATCATTTGCCCTTTACCATACGCCAACTCTTTAGCCTCGTGCTTGGCCTCTATATCGCCAGTGATGAGCGGCTCAACCAGCCAATCGACGCTATCCAAAACGACGGTCCTAAAATCATGCTCTTCTTTGATCAACGTGCGAATATTCTGCGCTACGTCATCAACTGTCTCAGCGCGAGGGAAGGACACAACGTCTAACGACGCCAAGCCATCCTCGGTTGAAATAAAGATCGGCTTCGGGAACTGACTAGCGATCGTGCTCTTACCGATACCGTGTCCGCCAAAGATGCAGATACGGGGAGGTAACTCTTGTTTGCCCGTGATGAGCTGAGTTTTCCATTCACTCATTTTCTTTTCTCCTTAGTTAAAAATTGCCTAGGACGTTATTATAGCCTAAAACTTAACGCAGCGCTATTCAAATGATAAATTCATTGTGCTGTAACTAAGTTTATTTTTGTCCCACCTCATGATATTGCACCCGCCATGAAACTCGGCGGCTACGGTAACGCATATCGCACAAAGAGCAGGATCACCCGTCATGACTAGATAGTCATCATGGGACATCTTACTTAACGCGCGACGGGCGTGTTCTATTGCACCTGAAGGATCGAAATCACGATTCACAGATGAAAATATCTCTTTGACCTCGCCGTAGGTCTCAGCGGCAGAGTAGTCACGGCGGCGGTCAGAATGCACCAGCCATACGGTTCGTTCAGTCATTTTAGTTCTCCATACACTTTACCCCATTTAACCTCGGCATTGACCGGTAGGTCCGGCCACCAGCGAGGCGGGGTCTTCATTACTTGCTCAATATAATCACGGGCGGCGGGTCCTTCAGCTTTGTCAACCACCGCAACGATCTCGTCATGTACCGTTAACGCCACGGGATATGTTTCGTTCACAATCAACAGCTGCTCCATCACTACGTGACGGGCGACTGACTGAATGATGTTCTCTGTGATTAACCCGCCATAGATGCCTGAGCGACCATCACCGCGAGACATGTACGTCCAACGACGTTCGGCAGCGCTATACTTCAAATCAGGATATATAAGCGGAAAGCCGACCGGTAAGTTGATAGTGTTTTGACCTGTGCGGACCTCTAAAGAATCGCTCAACGATACCGCTACCCCCTTGGCTATGCTCTGAAGTGCCTTGTCGCACTTGTCCCAGAACTGCGTAATCATGTAGTTCTTCTTGCGGTAGGCGGTAATAGCACGCTGACACATTTCCATGGGGCGGGGCTTGCCTTGAGCGCGGAGGAACTCAAAGAAAGTATTCGCCGACATGCCGTAGCCTGCACCTAGAACCGTCACCTTACCTAACCAGCGCTCGTCTTCGTCTTTCTTCGTTATTTCACGACCATAAATGAATGACGCCATATGACAGTAGGGATCAAGACCCTTGTGGAACACCTCAACCAAGTCCTCTTGTCCAGCAGCCATGGCTAAAGCACGAGCCTCGATTTGTGAGCTATCACCGACGACGAGAACTTTGCCGGGAGGAGCCACGATGCCTTTGCGTAGTTTGGAGCCGCGAGTCAAGTTCTGCAGATTAATTCCACCACCGCCGCTGAAGCGACCAGTGTGAGCGCCATAGTAAAGTAAGGGCACGGGAAGCAAGCCTGACTTGCCAATGCTGCTCAGCCGCTGAGCACGTGTTTCTTCAATAGTTGACTTGAGCTTGAGCCTAGCAGCGACAATAGTCTGAACGTGCAAATCAGGATGTGATAACAAGTCTGTGATACCCTTGTCGTCCTTGGCAAACGCATAGGTAGCCTTTCCAGTGCGTTCGCTCATCTTCATGGGCGGCTCAACCCCGAGGTTCCTAAGAGCGTCAGCGAACTTGAGGTTAGACATGATAACATCACGCGTTATACCCGCCTCAGCTAAAGTAGCATCACGACTCTCAACTAAGTCAACGACGTACTGATCCAGCATCTCGTGATCGATAGCCAGCTTTGGATCGGTTACAGCTTTGATAGACCATTCAAGCAGCATACGCTCAAAACGAGGGCAGGCATCGATGAGCGAGGAGTAAATCTTATGACAGAGCTCCACGTCACGTATGCAATATTCGCTCAGGATCGTCTTTTCGAACTCTTGCAGGTCCTCAAGACGCTTTCCCTTTGAAACGCTGAGTCCGTCTAGCTTGTCGCCGAACCCCATCGCTTGTCCGAGGTTACCTAGACTGTAAGACTTCAACCTGAGCTGAGCACGAGCCAAACCTACGGTATCAACCCACTCATCAGGAAACCAGCCGTAGTGATGAGCAGCAATAGCTCCATCGAACTGCGCATTGTGAGCCACGGCGCGTACGTTCGTACCATAGTGTTGGAAAGCCTTCGCTACATTATCGCCCCAAGCTATCACTGTAGGCTCGTCGTCTAACTTGAAAGCGCAGCACAGGGTTTGAAACCGAGAGTCACGAATGTACTCGGTAGACGTCATCTTTGCAAGCGAGAAGTCTTTCGGGTCGTAGAACGTCTCGAAGTCAAGAACTAAAGTTCTCATGCTTCCTTCTCCTTGAGCCACATAGCGCATGCACGGCGCCAGTCAGTAGCTTTGATGCTATCAACGTAGCGTAAGCCGTTACGGCTCTTCTTATGCTCCCACCAGACGAGGCTGATAGGTTGAGCGACGTCTTGGAAGAACGGCGTACGATAGATCTTATCGTCTTGCGGGTCTAACATGAAGTCCTCAAGATCACGATGCCATTCGTCTAGGAAGCAGTCCTTGAACATAGGATAGGGAGTAACCAGCAGGTCAGCGTACTCGCTATCATAATAATCCTCAGGGATGTAAGGGGTATCTTTGACCGCCTCCCACACGGGTAGACTTGTATAGACGTGAAGAGAGTCAGAGACCTGAGTATAAGGACCGACTTCGCACCCGATGCGGAAAGCCATATACTCTTGCAGCATGCTAAAGTGCACTACGTTCGCACCTAGCTTACCATACAGCATATCGTTTGAGCGGCAGCATACAGTCATGTATAGCTTTTTATCGCGTATCTTCCAATAGATATGAGTGTTGCAGGGGTGATCAAGTTTTTCGCCGCCCAAGTCAAGTACAGGATCCCACATCGTTGTCACAACACGACGGTCATTAGGGTTAGCCTTTAAGAGAGTGACCGCTAGATCAAGCTGATCGAACTTGGCTGAGTGACGTAAACGATAGCCGTAGGCACCCCAGAAGGTATCGCCGTCATCACTGTACTGCTTCATCTGTGAGTTGAAGTAGTCCAAGAACTCAACATCACGATAGCCGCCTATGATCCAGAGCCCCTCCATAGAGTGGAAGAACGGATTACACATACGCTTTTTATCAAACAGGACTCGCTCTAGGGGGCGACTGTATGTAGTAGCTACAGGCTCGATGAACTCGATGACCGGACCGTTACGAGAGTCGCGGGATATGCCTTTTGCCTTGATTGAGTTTATCTCGAGTGGAAAGGCTTGATTGACGTTAGTGACGTTGAATACTTCCATGATGCCCTCAGAATGCTGTTTCAGGTTTATAGATAGTGCGGGGACGACCAGTGCCGTTCCTCGCCCGTATGTATTTGTCAAACTCGCAGAAGCAGTTCTGCCAGTCATGCAAGGTGTGATCTTCTAGCTTGTACTTTAAGATATCCTCAACCTTGTCTTTTGTATCAACCAGCTCTTGATTGAATCGCTCTTGCGATATGCGCTGATCAAGAGGGCGACCGTACATACGGTTCAGACCTCGAGTAGAACCAGGACCGATAGGGGCGTAGGAGTGTAGGTCACGAGCTTGATTCAGCAACCGGCAGTACGTCATATCAGCCACGACCTGACCCGTCATGAATGTACCCCAGCCGTTCGCGTCCTCAAACAACTCCATCGCGCCTTCTACAGAGCGCCACTGCGGTACACGAACTTCCAAGTACATACGGAACCGCTCTTGACGTTGAAGCAGAGGATTCAGCATATGCGTAGCGATGAACTCACCCTTACCTAGATCTTTCGGCACTTGACGAGCGGTGATCATGTACGCTCCGGTCCAAGTCTTTTCGCCGCCGCGGACGCGATCGTCAATGAAGCGACCGAAGCGAATAGGATCAAACCCGTCCACAGGCCAGTACTTCCGATCCATGAGGGCTTGGATTGTAGGAGGCCAGTTGATCCAACGAGCGCAGCAGATCATGAACCAAAGGTGAGGATGATCAGAGTAGCGATTGATTACGTTCTCTATGATCCACTTGGATACGCGGTCGTGCTTACGGCGAACATTACAGAAACGGTAGGTCTGCAAGATATCATCCTCAGTCCAAGGACCAGGAGCCCCCACCTCACGCTCTGTACGGATGAAGTCGCGCTCGCTGACGAAGTACGCCATTGTACGAAGCAAGTCAATACTTGCCACACCTGCTTGCTGATCAAACATAACCCAACTCCTTCAAGACAACTTCTACGGCTTCCTCAGCGCTCACCCAGTGAGGGTTTAGACCCGCGAGGTGTAGCTTCCTTGCTGATGATATATTCTTCTTATCGTTCGTCAAGATATTCTCAGTCTTTTCAATCGGCGGCTTACCTTCTACAGCACGGCGAGCATTCACATTCGCGACGCATTGTTCGAACGGAGTGCTCAAACAGATAGGTACGATGGTGCCGCCTACCTCTTTCAACCGAGCGTTCAAGATCATAGTCGGTTCATAGACGTTGCCCACGATTACGCCCTCATAGATTACATTCGTATAGGCAGCGCATTCAACTACGGCATCCCAGACTAAGGTAGGAGTCTTGATAGTGTCACATCCCCCGCATACACGATCATAAGAGCCGAGTATAACGAAGTCTTTGTAAATGTTGATTAGCACGCCGTTATCAAGCGTCATCTTTTTCTTGAAGTCAGGCTCGGCTCTATCCATGATACGGCGAGCGACCCATGTCTTTCCGGCACCATTGGAGCCGCGTATAGAGAATACTTTGGTCATAAGGATATACTTTGAGGATTGAAAGGAATATTGAGGAGTTGAAGCGCCTCGATGAGAGCGTCACGCTGCGACACGAGTTTCGCGTCCATGCCCCAGCTTTTCATCTTGATGTGAGCCAACTCAACGGCGCGATACTTTGGAACGAGTGACTTGCCTGGGTCAAAGGGTTTGTCATTACCGGCAAGAGCGCGGCGATTTAGAGTCTGCGCGATGCACTTCTCTTTCGGCGTATCTAACGTCAGCGCATGAAACTGTCCGTCACCCACGCAAGCGTCAGCAATGTCCTTTGTCAACTGCTGTAGTCCTGACATGAGCAAACCTTCCATGACAATGTGAGCGTAAGGGATGATCTCGCGACAAGCCTCAACTACGTCACGCACGTTACGCACTCGATCAACCCCTCCAGTTACCGCACCCTCGTACTTACCGATAAAGGCTACGTACTCACCTGCTGGAGTCGTGTATACGTGAAAGAATACGCCGTTAGATGTAGTCGCGTCTTTATAGTGCGTCAAGTAATTCATCAGCGTACGAACTGTAGTAGTCTTGCCGGAGCCGTTGGTGCCGCGGACATTGATGATGTGATTCATGATATGATCTCGATATCAAAAGGTTCTGCAGGCATGAACGACAAGATGTAATCAGAAATTTCGCCGTAACCCGTCAGGTCGTGACGCTTCTCAACGATATCCTTACCGATCGGCTTAGAGCTCTTGTAGTACGCTTTCGCCATACAGCATACTGTCTCAGCCTCAGCCACGCCGCAGCTACGTACGCCGCGAGGGGGTGCATTGATGTAGCTGATAGCATCGGCTACCTGCATCAACGCTGTTGCATAGTCAGGCTTCTCAACTGTAAGCAGCTCAGGAAAGATAACCTCCAAGCCTTGCTTCGGTAACTGCACCATGTGATGTTCAGAGTCTGTCCAATCAACTGGATACCCAAACACCGCCTCGCGCAAGTCCATGCATTTCCAAGTAAAATACTGACCGATTTGAGGTATGCCCTTTTGTAAAAGCTTCATGAACGAGGGTTGCATACAGGCGGCGAAAAAGTTCTCAGGTGTACCGTACGTATTGATCCATGCCTTGATCGCTTTCTTACCTGACTCACCTCTGAAGTGTCGACGTTCTGAAGCACGGGGTGCTGTGTCATATCGGGTCCAGAGCTCAAGCCAGAACTCATCACCTTTCAAAGCACACAGCTGACAAGCAGTTCCCATATGATAGTACGTCACGAATGCCGCACACCAACGCATGAGCATATCCTCAGGCATTTCAGCTAGATACAGCGCAACGTATACAGGGTCTAGGTCATCGGTGGCGATGGTCTTAGCGGCGAAATCCTGCCAAGATAGCGAGGGGTCAAATTTCAACATAGCCTAAGTCCTTGAACTGATCTATCTGTACTAGCTGGCGCGTGTCAACAATTTCACACGGTGTCAAGTCAGTACCCTTCTTCAATAAAAAAGTGTAATTGATATGATCATGCGCGCACGCCGCCATACGGTAGCCGTAGTGAGTGATGAAGTAATATTCAACTGCGCGAACATACCCTTCTGAACTATCTATGCCGAAGTCAAAGAACTTTGAGTAAGTAGCGCGATGTAAATGCTCTTTGACTTTGGCACTATCAACAAATATGATGTAGCGCGGCTCAGATCTAATCACTGCTTCCATGAGCGCCAACTCATTAGGGTCCTGCATGGCGCGGTAAGTAGTCATGGAGTTGAACTCAAGATAAACGCAATCAAACTGATAGATCTTTGTAGCGATGGTGGTGGCGACGTAGGAGTCTGTGATTATAACATCCGCGTCAGGACGTAGGAATTGAAACGCTTCACAACAGGCATCGTCATGATCAAACGCTACGTGCTTTTCTATTCTAGAGGAGTCTATTGTGACGGTGCTCATACCGAAGCCGCAGAAGACCTCCAAGATAG